TAGCCTCTCCTGCCCCTGCTCCCACAGCCAAAGCTCCCCCTGCTACAGGATTTATTATAGAAGCCCCTAGTATGCCTCCAAAAGACCCTAGAGCTTCAGAAAACTTACGAGGTATGTCGGTGGCTCCTATGCCTATGTTTATGTCAGGAGCTAAGAAGTCCTGTACACCCCCACCTATTTTTTTGATCCTGTCTCGTACGGGTGCTTCTATTGATTCGGGTAGTACTGTTGCTGCCCCTAACGCACCCTGTTCTAATAGCCCTGCCACACCACTGCCAAGCCCTTTAAATACCTCTCCTGTTTGATCGGCTATGGTGCTAGGTCTTTGTCTTGCGGCTTCTAAGATACTTTCGTATAGCAGATCGTCACGCTCTTTCGCGGTACGTCGTGTCTTTTCTCTTTGTTCTTCTAGATAAAGATTTACGAGTTCTTTTGTGGTAGCCCCTTCGGGACCCTTTACTTTTACAGGAGTCCCATCTTTCCTATATATTTCATATGTAGGCATACCACCTCTCTAGGATTGTTTAGGCTGTCGGGTCATGTCAAAGTCCATAGCATTTAGTTGATCTATCAAAAATGCTTTTTGACCTAATAGTCCTGCTCCTCCAAAACCCATGTCTGTTCCCATAGAGTTAGCACGTTGTGTTATAGCTTGTTGTACCAAACCTTCTGCTACTGCTAGGGCAGCTCTGTTTTTATCACTTGGTTTCTTTATAAAATCTTGTTTAGCAACTTCGTAAGATATACCTATGGGTGAGTTCATGACATCTGCATTTATATCCTGCAAAATTTTATCAATGTCATTAATACGTCTTATCAGGTTGTTTGATGTTAACTCTGTGGATTTTAGCTTATTAGCCGCATTCATAGCAGCAACTTTATCTCTTTGTATTTGTAACCCAATCATGCCCATATTATTGTTAAGGACTCTTTGAGTATGTTGTACGTATGCCCTACCCATATTCTGTAGTCCCCCAGGAGCTGTCAATACAGTTATAACACCTTGTAACCACTCATCATACGCTCTAGCTTTACTTGCTCTGGTAGCTGCAGAATCACCCGTTTTAATAGGCCCAGGAGGTTTTCCAGGAGAGTCGATCTCTTTCTTTCCTGCATCAGGAGCAAAATCTACAGCAGTTTGCACAGCCTGTTTAGCCGCATCAGCGGTTCCTGGAGGCACAGTAGAATCATCTTGCGACAAACCTAGCAATCCTGCTGATCCTATAGCGGTGGTTGTAGCAAGAGGACTAAATCTTTTGGGTATAAGTTTCCCCAATCCTTTAAGCCCAAGACCTAGTGCTTTAGCCCCAGGATACAATAAAGCAGTGCTGGCAACAGTGCTTATGGGAGCTTCTTTAAAAGATTGTTTATATGCTTCAAGCACGTCCCCTACGTTACTTTCCGTTAGAGGTATGCCCATATTCTTTAAATACTCCATAACTGTTGCAAAATCTTCACCGTATGTTGATGGAGTCACACGTGGTATGGTATTTGTATTCTGCACTTCATTACCACTTGAATAACCTACTATGCCTCCTTGGGCAGCGGTTTGTACTTTTGGCACAGGTGCGGCAGCGATACCCCTGCGTCGGCTTGTTAGAGCTTTTAGCATACGAGGGTCAAGTTTAGCCATAGCCTGCATGTTTTGGTTCATAGTCCTTTTGCGTTGCCCTAATATACCTGCTGTCTGACGTGTTATATCAGCTAGACTTTGTCCCACCAGCTCAGATTCTTTTTGGGCTTTTATAGAGTCTGGATTAGCTCCCATCAGCATGTTTACTTGATTCTCTGCGGACTGTCTTTTGGTTAAAGCCATTTGCGTAGCGAGTAATTCAACCAGCCCCTTTGACAACGCAGCTTTTCTTTGGAGTTCACCTGCTGAATCACCTGCCAACATGCGCTCTCTTCTGGATATATCTCTGTCTATGCTACCAAGTCCAAGTGTCATTTACTAAGTACTCCCGTAAGGGTTGCCAAATATCTGTCGTATCAATCCCATCACCCCGCCAACATTTGATAGTGTTCCTGCCAACGCTGTGGGTTGTTGATAAGTGTACGATTGTGTTTCAAGAGGTAGATTTTGCAACAGCGACTGCATGTACTGAACCATCTTTAGCGGACGGTCACGTTCCTCTTCAAACTGTAACTTATCAGCAGTTATACCTTCTGTTTCTATACCTCTTTGAGTAGCTCCCGTATCTAACTGTGCGTCAAGAGCGGCAAGACCAAACTTGTTTATGTCCTCTTGTACTCCTCTAGCTCTGTCTTGTTCTATGTTAAACTGCCTCATGGCTTGTGTATACGCATCGGAATAGCCTTTGCTTGTTATGTCACCCAATCGTGTTTGTAGGTTTCTATCACGTTCCGCATCCATTATCGCTTGTCTGCCACCTCCAAAAGCACCTGCTTTAGTTAGCCTTGATCGGTCAGCAAGGGCAGATATATCAGACTGTCGTCGTGCTTCTCGTAACTGAGGAGCTAGAGCTGCCTCTAAAAACGGGTTCATATACTGTGTGGCTATACCCCCTGTAAAAGTTTGAGGTGTAAACGCTCCCATCTCACCCGTGGGCACATTAATGCTACCTAGTCCTTCGAATGCTTTTGTTTGTAAATCAGATGGGCCTGCGGTTAAAGGACCTTCGTACGCTTCGAACGGCATGGAAGCAAGTCCTTGTCCCCTACCTAACATCTCAGTTACATAAGGACCTACATAGCTAGAGAGAGCAGACTCTGTGCCTATCTGTGGATAAGGATTAGGGTTTGTAAGCCCTGTCCCTGTGGTATCTGTTATGGAGGGGTTCGAACTCATGCCATTTCTCCTGTGGGTAAGAAATCTTGTGGGTCTATCTCAGGAGCTTGTTTCTTAGTTCCTGTCCGTGCCATTCTAACATTATCCATCATTCCCTCTAATTCTTTTGCACCTGCATCAGAGTTACCATTGCCTAGATGACTAACCACATCCGCAGGTATGACAAACTCACCATCACTTAACATGGCAGGTTGTTCTCCATCTATCATAGCAGGTATCTCGTCAGCCATGCCATCGGTAGCCCCATCTAAGTACATTCCTTCCTTAAGTCCTAGTAAACCCCCTGTATTCATGGTTTGCACAGGATAACTAAAAGGGCTTGCTTTATTTAACGCAGCCAACCCCATAGCTTGCTCGTCAGTTAGGGCTTGGGCATCTGCTATACCTCCCCCTTCAGGCACAAACTGCACGTCTGAAAAGTATCTTTGCCCTCCACTTCCAGGTCGTCTGTTCGGATCAAAAGCCCCTGGCACACGACTGCGAACAGCTGTGTAGCTTGGTATACCTCCTTGATATCCTTGTGGTTGTTGAGGACGTGAAGTGGGTAATATGCCAAGTAAGCTGGCTCCCAAAGCTCCTATCCCCCCTGCCTTAACAGGGTCAAACTTACCACCAGTGTAAAACAACGTGCTAAGAATATCATCAAAGAACCCCCCACCAGGTGTACCACCGCTAGTTGTGCCTCCACCAGGTGTGCCTCCGCCAGGAGCAAGAGTTCTTGTAATTAAGGGTCCTATTATTTCATCAAATACATTATCAGATGATTCAGACGGTCTACCACTCATATCAGCAGGACCTCTAGAAGGGCTAAATAGTGAAGGGTCATCAAAGTCGTACGTTGTAGGCATCTGAAATTCGGGTTGATCGCCATAATTAAAATCAGTAGGGACTCCGCTACCACCACCGTCTGGGACTACAGGAACACCTCTGTAGGTAAAACTAGGAAACTCAAAGTTCCTGATATAATCTCTCGCGCTCGTAAACGCTGTCTGATACCAAGGAGTATAATCTGGGTTTGATATCATATTATGCGGTTCCTATTATATCTAACAATTCTTTTGTATTATCATTATACATAGTATTTCTGTAAGGTCTAGTAAACATAAATTCTTGTTGTGGATTAGCAAATATACTACTGAAGTCGTAAAAATAGTCTATTGGTCTGCCTTTTGGCGTTGTTACAGTAACAGGTTGTGCGCCCATAAGCCCTGCTATACCTAGTTCTTGTGGTCTTTCTGGTATGTTTGCAGGGGGCGGTAGAGGTATGTTTGCAGGTTCAGGTGGGAGGTCAAAATCTATTTTAGGGTCTACCTTTGGATCTACTTTTGGGTCTACTTTAGGGTCTACTTTGGGATCTACCTTTGGATCTACTTTAGGGTCTACCTTTGGATCTACCTTGGGGTCTACAACAACTTCAGGGGTGATGGTCGGATCTACCTTGGGGTCTACACGCACCTCTGGTGTTATTTTTGGGTCTATCGTTGGAGTTATAAGACTATCCACAGTGCTAGATATGGTAGCGGTGTCTGTTGTAAGATCTAATGTAGGCAAGGTTTTAGGTGCAGTTACAGGAGTGTCTACCACAGGAGCTATGTCAGTTTTTACAAACCCTGCCTCTGTTAGTATATCCTGTATCAAGGTGGGGTCTGTTATGTTTGCATCCTTTAACACTTGTTCAGCTATCGCTATCTGGTCATCCATAGACAATATAGAGTCTGCCTCTGGTGCTATCTGAGGTATGGTTGATTTTACCTCCTCCATGTTAGGGACTTCTAGAGGCGCATCTACAGAACTTAAGGGTTTGGAGTTAGCGGTGAAACTGTTATACGCATCTACACCTGCATCTTTTACGATATTTGCTACATCTAAACCTGTAGTTATGGTTGCAGAAGACCCCTTGGCTATAATCGCAGCTGCCACGATCTCTTTTGTGCTTTCAGGAAGGTTTTTAAACGCATCACTCTCAAAAAAAGCTTTTGGGTCTGAAAATGAAACATCAGCTGCGTCCAGTTCTGAAGTTAACTTTTGTATGGTTTCTTGTAAACCTTCAGAAAAACCTTCCGCAGTGGATTGTCCTGCAACTTTTTTTACTCTGGTAAATGGTAGTAAGTTTAAAGCACCACTAGATATAGATCCTGCCGAAGCGAACGCCCAGTCTTGCGCATTAGGTGTTTCACGTCCGTTTCTTCTAGCTTGCGCCATTGCTATCGGACCTACGACCTGTAACGATTCTACAAGAAAGGGACCTGCAAGTCCTAACGCAGGGTTCCCTGTAGCCGCAGTTATACCCGCTGCAGCGGCAATCGAGGCAAATATGTTGACTCCCTGTTCTATAGCTGCGTTATCCAGTTTTGACCAATTAAAGCCTTTACCCCCTTCGTTTAAGAACTTCGCGGTTGCAGTTGGTCCCTCCACCTTTATTTTTTCTTTCTCTTTTAGTATAAACTCTAACGTTTCTTCTGCGTTCATATCGTTCACACCAAGAGTTAGGTCTTTGAACCCAATACCACTTCTGGCTAACGCTTCTAACCCTGTTAAATAGTTGTTTACAGTAACATCTTTACCTGTAGAAAAATCTTCTCCGTATTGCTTAATCTCATCTTGAATCCTTTTAAAAGCTTGTTTGGGAGTCATATACACCCCAGCCTCTATCTTTTTTCGCATACCCTCTCCTTTGAGAGTCTTCTTTTCTGGAGATACATATGACCTAGAATCTGTGAAAGCAGCAGGTTTTTCCGCTGGTGTAACATCCACACCGTACGTGTCACCGATAGGATCTAAAAGATCTTTTTCTGTTATCTTTGGTAACGTATCTTTTGGTTCAGAGGGCACACCTACAGGAGCTTCTGGTTTTATTTTCGGTACATCTCCTACAACGGTCTCTTCTTTGGGGACATCAGGAGGAACATAGGTAGATTTTAAAGGGGTGCTTAAAGCCCCAGGGGGCGCATCTATTTTTTCAAACTCTGCTTGTGCTTCAAGAAGAGGGTCAGGTTGATCTCTAAATTTATCTAGTGTCTCTTTGTCAGGAAGCACTGCTTCGGTTAGCATCTCTCCTGTATCCATAGGCAGTTCTTCTACAGGGTCTATAACTTCTGTAATACTGTTTCGTATCTCCTCTGTAGCTAGCTCCCCCAGAGCATTATTTATAGCAGCGTTTGCATTTTTACCTTGTGCTTCGGCTGTTAGTCCAACAGACAGTATCTTAGCAATATCTGCTTTCACTTCTGGAGTGAAGTCTGTAACCTTGTTAACCACGGGCTGTAACACGTTATTCATAGTGGTCACAGTCGCTGCTTTTACCCCGTCACCTCCCATCAAACTTGTTGCAACGCCTGTTCTTAGTGACGTATCCAAGGTCTTACCCGCAGCAGTTGACGTATCTATATTTAACGAGTCTACTATGCCGTTTGTAGTTTTGGACACAAGCTGCGTTTCGTTTAGCACAGAGCCTATGACTGCTGTTTCTAAATCTCCACCGTTTGTTACGACGTTAACGGCTGTATCTGTGACTATATTAGCCATAGTAGAGCCTATTTGATCCGTCAATGTCTCTGCCACAGCACTGCCAGCTACATCTAGCACAGGTGCAGCTACGGTGGATACCACAATGTTTGTCAACACCTCTCCAGGATCGGCTCCTTTGTCCACAGCATTTGCACCATTTATTATAGGTACAGCCCATGCGTTGTTTGTAGCCACAGCAGCTACGTTTACAACTGTTCTTAAGTCAGGATTATCTAGTATGGCTTCTCCCACAGGGCGTAACACGTCAGCCGCAGCATCAGCAACTGGTCTCACAACATCACCAACAACATCAGCCACAGGGCGTATAACATCTCCAACTGTGTCAAATACCTCTTCTACAGCATTTACCACTACGCAGCCTCCATAAGTGGTTCATCCCCAAATTTTACAAACATACCATATTCTGCGGAGTTTTCTAGCTCTACCACCTCTAATTTTGTGCCTTTTTCTTCAAGTCTTTTCTTTAACACACGTAACCCTGGTAGCAGTCGCTCGTTACCTATACGTGCGCTGACGTGTGTTACACCGTTTTTCTGTAAAAAAGCCCCATATTGGTACATATTGTCTATAATATTACGCCCTACATCCATGTTGTATATTCTCACGTACATATTATCTCTTTCTTTATTGCGTACCCCTAAAAATATGGTGTTACCTATTTGCACTGTCTGCACGTTTTTATCGCCTATCTCTTGCAAGATTAACCCGACTGCTTGTTCCATAGGCACATCTTCTGGTATCTGACCTGAACCTTTAAGATTCGTTATAGCACCAAACAATACTTGGTTATAACTTAGTTTCTCTTTCTTGCTGTCTTTTAACTCCACTATGTGATCTCCAGATAACTTGCTACCACGTGTAGTCTATTTGCTGTTGCTGCTGTTACCTTTAGTATCTCCGATGCTTGCACAACAAGAGGGGCTGTCAGAAGCTCTACTGTGCCATTTGCACCTACAGCTTTTACTTTGTATATACTAAATACGTCTGATCCACTTGTTATGGTCAATGTTATCGTATCTCCACTGCCTGAGTCATCAGATACCAAGATAGATTTCATGATGGCTGTGGTGCTTGCAGGGCATGTATACAACGTGGTTATACTGGTGCTTGTAAGGTCTACTTTAGAGTTTTTATAGTTATTTGCCATTAGCTAATAAACCACGCCTGTGCATCTGATTGTTCTTTCAACGTATTCTTCCTAAACTGCTCGTCTATTTGGTTAAAATACAGTCGTAACGCATCATTTAGCTTCATAGCTTCTTCTCGACTGTATTCTGCCCTTGGTAGTGGTAACGCAGGGGCGCGAAAAAGCACATCATAATCTGTTAAATCTACACTCATTAGCGTCTCCCATCAGGTCGCATATCCAACCTAGGGGAGCCAAGCTGCCATTGCACTCCTGTAGCGTTGGATTGTATCTTTAAATTAAGCTGTCGTCCTCTAACACGCACGTCAAGTTGACTGGTAAACGCTTCTACGGGCGACGTGGCAGAACGTGTTACTGTACCACTACTGTTTCCACCTTCCGACGGGGTAGACTTGATACCCGACCCAGAGTTCGTTAGCGGGTCTAATGTCAACGTGACAGACGGATTATCTATGGTAGAGCCATCAAAAGTCACATCAGGCATGATTCTATTTACTAAAAACAACCTGTGTCCATCGTCAAGATCGAAGTCCGCAGACGTTATAAACGCAGTTATCGCTGCAGGTGTGCCTGTCTCGTTATCATCTAACCCCTGCTCATGCTCTACTAATTTACCTGACGTAGTCGCTGCAAGTGGATGATCTCTCGCTCCTGAATCTACCCACGCTGTGCGTGTTAAATTACCAAAATACCACACGTTTTCAGAATAATTGTATATCACATACCTATTTGGCACGGTTGACCCTGTTGCACAATAGAACCACCATATCTCATTGAACGACTCGTTTGTACCTGCAAACACTTGCTCGTACTGATCTTCATTAAAGTCATTAAACACATAGCGACGTAGGTCACACTTTAGTGTTTCTGTCCTACCATCATACCTATAGAACTTATCTGTACCCATCCAGTAGGCTATACCATTTGCGTACGCCACAGCATTTTTAGAGGCTATAGATATGTTTTCACCAACAAGGTTAGCCCCCCATACTATGGGCGCACCGACATACTGCAAGCTGTATAACGCAGCGTCTGTCCAAATTAACACCGCCTGACGTGAGTTTGCACCTGTTACGATCTTTGAACCCTGTGACAGACGTAAACTACCTGCCTGATTCGTAGCAGCAGGTGTCCAGTCTACTAAACTTTCTTGGTCAGACCACCGAACAAGTAAAGGATCTATATCAGAACTTCCTACTGGGTTAACACCTAAACAGAAAACAAAACGACTTACATCAGACACGATTACATTGTTGTGTGTGGTGGGAACTCCTGATGCACCTGCCAAGCTAGATACAAGTACACCGCGTGTGGATATGCCGTTGGTAACGTCCCATGTGTATAATTTACCACCATCAAACCCTAACACTAAGTCTTCACCAAAGTTCTGTTGATGCCATAAACGAATACCAAATGTAGTCGTACCACTGTTGTTCCATGTCGTACCTGCTTCGTTCCAAGCCCCTGCGCCCCAACCTGTTAGCGGTGTCTGTCCTTCTTTACCTATATTTTCTTGGTATTGCACGGTCTCACTCGCTCCAGACGTGCCATTACCTGAGTCACTACCCGTGGCTGTGGCTGTAGCTGTGAACGTGTATACATTTGCTGACGTTACAGCTGTGATTTCATGCTCCGTGTTAAGCACATCCGCTGTTATAGCATCGCCTAGCGTGACAAACCCCGCAAAAGTAACAAAGTCCCCTACCTCTGCCCCATGCCCGTTATCTGTCACCGTTATGGTTGTAGATCCGTTTGACGCTGCAAGAGTAGCAGTATTGGTTGTAGTCTTACGTACAGGAGTTATATCGTAATATCTACCTCCTTGCTCTATGTAAAACTTCTTATGTGTGCCGACACCCACTAAAGGTATGCTACCAAGTGTTGTCCACGCACGTAAAGATCGGGCTTTTCCGTCAAACGTGTTATCAGATATACGTGTCCATCCACCTATCTTCTCAGGACTACCCTGTCGAAAGCGTATTTTATCACAGTCAAACCACCCACCCTCGTTGGTATACCGAGTGTTTTCTCTATTGACTCCAGGTTTAAATACTACTTTCTTTAGGGTCATTACATCAGCTCAAAATGTGGTCCATCTATAAACGGGCGACGACCTTGCGAACGACGTAGGTCTATATAGGCATTCATAGCTTCTTCTGATGTACCTTCCCAGTCACGAAAATCATCTATATGCCATGCCGCGCCCCACCTAATTTTAACGCCTTCTCGCACAGCTGCTTCTTTCATTGCATCGGCTATGTCATCGTACAGGTTCAACTCCCAGCTCGCCCGTCCAGAAACATACGCCATTAAGTCGACGGCATCTCCTGTAAGGTGTTTAGACTTCATCGTCTGCGATGCCCCACGGGCTACGAGGTCAGCCTGTTCTGCCTCAGTACGGAGACCACAGATCACTCCGAAGTCGACGTTACTCACTGTGATGGCATGCGTAACAACTGAGTGCATTTCTGCTTTTACTCCATCTAATCGTCCTAAACTTCTCTGTGATAATTTAAACGCCATCATTTCCTCCTTAATTTAGTAAATGATCGTAGCCCAAAGCTGGCAGCAATACTTGCATACATGCCGTATGTTACCCACTCAGGACATTTTTCAAGGTTCTCAAAGCCTTTTGCCATATACTCTTGTATACCCCACAAAGGTATAAAGTTGGCAATAAGTATAGCTACAAACACAATGGTCCACAGCTCGTCTTTCCACGAGTTTTTAGACGCATCCATTGCGATTGTTTCCCAGTTTGCTGTACCTTCTGCTATCTTCTGCTCTTTCATAGCCTTTGCCTTCTGAATCTCTGCTTTTGAGTCCAGAAAGCTAGTGCCTAATCCAACTATAGAACTAAGGATCTGACTTATCATTACCCCCTCCTTTTGATTCTTTGTTTATAAATACGGCAAAACTCCCTGTCATCGCTCCTGTTACAACCGATATCAGAGATGCCATCTGTGTGCTAAGTTCTGGTTGTGCTAACGCATACTCTATGCACCGTATATATACAAGAGTCATAACAATCATCATGAATCTAGGAACTATTTGCCATCTGTTAAGTGTTTCTGGTGTCATTTTTTAAAACTATCATTTAGTGAATCTACTACGCTGTCTATATTAGGCTCTTGCCCCCCTGGGTCGTACCGACATTGGAACTCTACGGGGCATTCACCTTCTACAACCAGAGTATATGTATCATTTGCGCCTTTGTATAGGCAAACTTGTTGCCCGTTTCTTGCCTTTCTTCTTTTGTATCGTCTGCACGTCACGTATTTCGGGTCCTCTCTAACCCCTTTGCGTATCTCTTGTTCCCATGTCCAGTCGCTAAATTTCTTAAGAAAACACGTAAAACACTGCTTTATGTTCTCTGATTTAGCTAGATATATCGTATCTCCTTCTACACATAACCATTCAAACGTCTCTTGACCACCCTGCTTACGTACACAGTTACTCGAACCAGCCCCTGTCGAGTCCCATAAGGGAGTAGACAAAGAGACCAAGAAGACCCAAGCCAACAGCAAGCACGATAACAAGCGCAACGATACCAATGACTTTCTCTCTAAATATCTTTTTATCATATATCTCCTGTTGCCTACGCTTACGTATTTGCCCTTCCATTCTTAGCAGTTCGTCCCATGCCGCTGTTCCGTGAGTAAACTTAATAAACTGTTGTAACTCGTATCGTTGCTCTTCTAGTCTCTTTTTTGCCGTGAACGCTTCCATTGCCTCTTGTTCTATACTACCACCGCTAAACACTTTACGAAACATAGTTGGATTTTTAGCAGATTTATGTGCTGCATCCACGTCACTAACAGCACCCATCCAACGCGATAGATCCTGTGACATGCTTTCAAGGTCACGCCCTGCCTGAAAGGCTCTCTTTATGCCATTAAATGCCGTGCTGGCTGTAGCTACAGCAGCGGATATAGTGACGGGATCAAACATTTAGATAACTCCACTGAAGATAACTCCTAGGGTTGCTGTGGTATATATACCAAATGCCCATATAACAAGGTGTTCTAAACGTCTGACCCTTGATTCTATGGCCCGCATCTGTTGCTGTAAAACAGCTAACTGAGTAAGTATTGTTGTAATATCTGCTTTTGTCATGGTCAACCTGGGACTAACGCTACGGCTAAGTATTGAAACGAACTGCCAGAAATAGAAGAACCCACTGGTAGAAGAGTAGCAAAAACATCTCGTGTTCCACTATCTCCGTCCGTCATACTTAGCGTATGCGTTGAACCATCTGCTTCTGTTATTGTAAATGAAAAACTCCCTGCTGATACTGATTGACCAGAAATAAAAGTAGGATAGGTGGTTGCTGTAAAACTCGTAGTCGTGCCAGTTGATACCGAGCCATTAGAGGCTAAAAAACTATTCTTTAGAGATAACGTACCAGAACTTGTTATCGTACCACCTGTCAAGCCGTTGCCTGTGGCTACACTCGTAACAGTTCCGCTCGTAGCCCCTGCAGTTGTATATGTTTTCACAGCACTGGCAGGTATGGTCTTCATTGTTCCACCATCGTTAACAATTATGCCATCTGAGTCTGCTACGGTTATAGAGCTACCAACTGACGTATCTCCGTCTAACAAGTTTAATTCACCAGCGGTTACAGTTGCGGTATCTAGTATGTTCAACTCAGCAGCGGTGGACGTTACAGCTGTGCCATTTATAGCAAACTTGTCTGTAACCACGTTGAACGTGCCATTGTCTTCTATTCTAGCGACTTCTGTACCATCTCTTTGTTGAAATATTATGTCCTTCGCATCAGCAACAGGTCTGATAATCACGTCACTTGACGAGTTAGTAACTCTTAGTATCTCTGTGCCACCGACAGAAAATTTAAAATCTCCTCCACCTGCGTCTAAATCAATATCACCTGCTACATCCACTGTTAGATCGCCAGAACTTAGATCTATCTCTGTACCATCAATCGTTATGTCATCTGCCTTCAAGCCGCCATTCGCTGTTACAGTAGTAAAAACTCCTGCTCCACCTGTGTTTACATTAGGAAACAACGCGGTTAAATCTGTTACTGCCGCTGTTGACCCTGCCCCATCAGCAAAAATAATCGCACCTGCACCTGCGGCTACACTAACGTCACTACCTGACCCTTGAGTGAAAGTGGCTATTTGACTCGTACCGTTCTTAACAAAGTATAATTTTTGAGCATCATTTGGGGATATCGTTATAGTGTTTGTGCCTGAAGGTGATCCTCCTAGAACCAAGACTTTTGACATACCATCAGAAACTGAGCCATCGCTGGTTGTGAGTGTGTGCGTAGTGCCTGAAAGTGTTATATCGATAACACCATTAGTTAGTTTATCTATAATATCGAAGTTTGTATTTGTGGTATCCCCCCATGTACCAGACTGTTCGCCTGAACCGATCTTCTCAATACCACCATTAGTTGTATACGTAGATACCATGTTTCACCTCTATATTTCTGTCCACGTTTGTGAAGCTCCTGTTGATATTTCTGTCCACGTTTGTGACGCTCCTGTGGTTATATTTGTATAATCAGTTGTTATCCCAGGTAGGATTTCTCCCCATATTAGTACATCTCCTAAAGAAAGTGTAGTAGAAAATCCAGTTACACTTAGAACGGCTGATCCTGCGACTGTTATGTCCCCTAGAGCTGATGTTCCTGCAGCACCCGTTACACTGACAGCACCCGTGGATTCAACCCCCACCGCATTTATAGCTGTGGTTCCACTTACCCCTGATAAAAATAACGTAACCCCTGGCTGGTCAGCTATCGCTACTTCTGATATGGCATTAAAGCCAAGCATTAGGCTACTAGATAACCAGAAAAATGGCTATTTATTTGCACATCCATTTGTGCAGAGCCTGAGTTATCTAGTTCAAATTCAACATGAGCCGTGTCACCTGCATCCATATCAGCTAAAACGTGTATTTGAAACACATAATAATCTACATCATTATTTAACACTGGTTCTATTATATCGTAATAGTTTCTATTGGATGTATTAAGAGTGCATTGAACATAATTAGCAGCAGTGTCCATGTTTTGAACATAAGCGTGTACGTCAAATTGATATTTACCCGTAATTGGAGCAGTAAAAGTATTACTGGCAAAATCACCACCTTGGTCAAATATCTCGTTGTCAAACGTCACTGTTGTGGTTGCATTTATTGGAATATTACTTTGAGTGCTTGTAATCCTAGCCATAAATGCAGGATGTGAGGTTCTTGCTATCTCTCCACTTCCTATAAATTTTGCTAAATCTGCCGCTTTGCTCATGGTGTTATCCTATTAAACATCCTGTGAAACGATTTTCATTCGTATACATGGCATAACTTCCAGTAGTACGATCATTGCCATATAATCGAAATACGTCATTCGCATTCAACTGAACCAAC